CACTGGTGAATGGCAGTTTCGTGATGTTGGTGGTTACAATCCCACCTACAACTTAAATCGAATCATGATGGCAGCAGCCATGGCCGACGGTGGTGACAAACCAGTTGACATGGACGAAGCCAGCTGGGTCAGTGTGTTCAATGTGGCTAGACCCTATAGTGAAGTAGAACACAAGATGATGAAGCAGGCATTCAAAACAGTCAAGAGCGAAATGTATCACACTGAGACCAATCACAAAAGCCAAGAACACCCCGACACACATCGAATAAGTCCACATCGTAAAGTTGGGCCAATTAAAAGACGCAAATGAAACAATATAGAATTACCAGCGCAAACTTTGTTTCACCAGGCGAAACTGGTGATGCTGATGCACACATGGATGCCGATGATTTGGCACAACTAAAGCGTCTAGCCGGAGTTGGTACATTAGGACTGTTGGAAGATTATACAGCGGGTGGCCATGAAAATAGCCCGCAGGCGCAACAGGCGCAGGCTACAGATCAAGATGTGCCCAGTCCAGTGGGTAGTAACATCAGTGTTACTGGTATGGAAAAACGTAAGCTGGAAAAACAAAACCACATCAAGGTAGGGACACCTGAGTGGTTTCAGTTATGGTTTAGTAGACCATATTTAACGGGAGAGAAACCCGTAGGTGACGCTCCCGCTAAGAAGATCCCTGTCAAAAAAGACAATGATCAACGGTGATTGACAACTCGCTTATCGACGCCTAAATACTTGTTCCAAGATTCTTGTTTAACAGTAAAAGGCATGTCCTTCCACTTCTTGACCAAGGCATAGTAGTCTGGCTTGTAGGGAGCATGTAACGGACTAATATTAGTCTTGTCACCCTTTGAGTGGTTACATGACTTACAAGCAGTTACACAGTTTTCCCATTCAGTCTTACCACCTCGAGCACGTGGAACAACGTGGTCAATAGTCAAGTCCTCAAAGTCAAATACTTCTTGGCAGTACTGACATTGGAACAAGTCACGCAGATACATGTTGTAACGACTGAACTTCACATTCTTTTTGTAATGGAAGTATTCAGTAGTCACAGCAACACTGGGCACATTAATTGTCAAGCGTTCACTACGGATAATCCAATCAGGATACGTTTCAATAACGTTCACACGGCCCAGATACATCAATTTGATGGCGTGTTGCCAGTCAATGACGCTCAAAGGCAAAATGCTGATTGGGTTGTAGTCGCTATTTAACAGTAGTGTGTCTGCCACTTTGATACTCCTTTTATGGTTGAATGTTAAATATACTTATATTATAACAGAATAATCATTTATGAGCAAAGAGTTAGCCACGGCCATTATACGTAATCCCTACCAAAAAATGGCAATGACACCGGACGAGATCGCAGAGTTTGCCAAATGTGCCGATCCTGTTACAGGACCGCGTTACTTCATGAGTAACTATTTCTTTATACAGCATCCTACCAAGGGTGCCATGCAGTACATTCCATTTGAATACCAAGAACGTTTGATTGATAGTTATCACAACTACAGATACAGTATCAGCTTGATGCCTCGACAAACTGGTAAATCAACAAGTGCTGCGGGCTACTTGCTTTGGTATGCCATGTTTGTACCAGACAGTACCATTTTGGTAGCGGCACACAAGTATACAGGTTCGCAGGAAATCATGCAGCGTATCAGGTACGCATACGAGAACTGCCCAGACTATATCAGAGCAGGTGTGACCAGTTACAACAAAGGCTCACTGGATTTTGAAAACGGTTCACGTATTGTTTCAGCAACAACTACCGAAAATACTGGACGGGGTATGTCTATCTCGCTACTATACTGTGACGAGTTTGCATTCGTTAGACCCACTATCGCGCAGGAGTTTTGGACTTCTATTACACCAACACTGTCCACTGGTGGTAAGTGTATTATTACGAGTACCCCTAACAGTGACGAAGATCAGTTCGCACAAATTTGGCGTGCTGCCAATGATACGTTTGACAAGAATGGTAATGAAACAGAGCTAGGTCGTAACGGCTTTAAAGCATTCCGCAGTAAATGGCAAGAGCACCCAGACCGCGACGAGACCTGGGCTGAACAAATGCGTCAGCAGTTGGGCGAAGAACGCTTCCGTCGTGAAATGGAATGTGAATTTATTATCTTTGACGAGACACTGATTAATCCAATCTTCTTGTCAGAAATGCAGGGTGTTGATCCTATAGAAAAACAGGGACAAGTTCGTTGGTATAAGAAACCCAGTAGAAGCAACATCTATGTCGTGGGTTTAGATCCCAGCCTGGGCACAGGTGGTGACCCCAGTGCCATACAGATCGTCGAGTTACCCAGTATGATGCAGGTGGGTGAGTGGCGAGATAATAAAACTCCTATTCAGCGACAAATAAAAATCCTACAAGAAATCAACAAGTACATATACGACATCACAGGATCAGAAACAGACATTTACTACAGCGTGGAAAATAATACACTGGGTGAAGCAGCACTGGTAGAAATATCACATGTGGGCGAAGAAAACATCAAGGGTATTTTTCTGAGCGAACCACGCAAACCTGGATCCAGCAACATTTATCGTAAGGGTTTTAACACTACCAACAAGGGCAAAATCGCTGCCTGTAGTAAACTAAAAAGCTGGATTGAAACTAGAAAGCTCAAAGTACAAAGTAAAATGTTGGTTTCCGAGCTCAAGAACTTTATTGCAAAAGGCATTAGCTACGAAGCCAAGATCGGAGAAACAGACGACCTGGTTATGAGTATGCTGTTGGTTATACGTGTTATGCAGGCTATACAGAATTTTGACGCCAATGTAGATGAAACACTGCGTAACCAAGATGAAGAGATATTACCAATGCCCTTCATCATGTTCTAATTGCATAAATATACAATAACAACGGAATAACCATGCGTGAAATAGACAACATCTCCAGCGAATTATTTGATAAGATTCGTACTCGATTTGACAATGTCAGATTGGGCGATGAAAAATCAAAGTCTACAACTGACCCTGAGAAAGCTCGTTTTATTAACTTTGATTACACAGTTGACGGGCATAAAGTTGGCAACATCACTATCAGCTTAGTAGACGAGAAAAGTTTAAAACTCTATTACGGTCGTGATATTATTGAGGCTATCAAAGAACTTGATATCAACAACGACGAAACACCTACGGATGGTGTTAACAATGAACAAAAGTGGTATAATTTTTTGCGCAGCATACGTCAGTTTGCTAAACGCAATTTGTTGACCTTTGACACACGTGACATTACTAAGTCTAACTTAGAAATCAAAGACGTCAAACAACAAGCCAAAGCTGATGATACATTGGGCACTGATGAAATGAATGTTACTGAAAGCAAAATGTTTGGAACCAAGCGTAGCAGCTATCAAGAATGTGGTCCTGTACGCATTATTGTTAGACACGCGGGCGATGTCAACGATGAAGTGCGTGGAGCTCGCAGTCGTCACATTGAAAACATTTTCTTGGAAACACATCTAGGTGAACGTTTCCTATTGCCACACAAAAATCTACACGGTGCAAGAGCAGCAGCACAGCACGTAAGTCAAGGCGGCAACCTACATGACGAGCTAGGCGAATGTATTACTGGTATGGTTGAAGAAATGGAAGCTATGCGTTACTTTGTACGTGAAGCCAAACGTCGTCAGTTTGAGGATGCTGAGACAGGCGAAATGGCCACAGCAGCAGTTAAACGATATAACCAACTTAGATCTCAACTACATCATTTGGCAGGCCATCGTGGTTACGCTGATTACAAAGATCACTTTGAATCTGTAGAAGAAGCCGCAGATGATGATATTGATATGGATGCACTACGTGAACGCTTTGTCAAAAAAGTTTATAACGAAAAATTTGATGCAGCACTACCCTATGTTTATAAGGCTTATATGAAACAACAACAAGAAGGTGTAGAAAGCACCCTAGGCAACCAATTTGAAGATTGGGCTAATGAAGTAGTGGAAGGCGCTTTTGGCTCAGCAAGCCCAGAAGATACACAAGAACTTGATGAATTAATGGCAAAACCCATTGAGCTTGGCGATGATGCAATCAATGCCAAAGGAGCATTGCAGGACGTTATCAACGATGATGGCTTGCTTGATAAATTAGCAGATGTAGCCAGTGCAGAAGGCCCAGACAGTGATGCACGTCCTACTGTTATCCAATGGTTACGTGATAATGGCTATGCAGAGCTTGCTGACAAGTACGATAGTCGATATACTCAAAACGATACCGGACTGGAGCAGCAACCAGATGCAGTGGCAGCACAGCAATCTATGCAGGATCAAACTGGCGGTGCGGGTACAGCGGAACCAAGTCCAGCAGTTAATCCAAGAATACAGGAAAACACAGACGAATTGGGTTGGATGCGCAAATTGGCTGGCTTAAACTAAGCTAAATCAATTTCACCAAAGAGGCACATTTTTGTGCCTTTTTTGTTGACTGCGGACTAAATAAAAATGTATACTGCGGGAGTGCATTATACATTAAGGCACATTATTAAGGCACACATTAAGGAGAACTATTATGGCCATGACATTAGCAGAAATTCGCGCAAAGCTTCAAGCAAACGAAAACAAAGGTAAAGGCGAACGCTCGCAAGGCGACAACGCAATTTACGCACACTGGAATATCCCAGAAAACACCACAGCACGTATCCGATTTTTGCCAGACGGCAATCCAAAGAATGATTTCTTCTGGATTGAACGAGCAATGATCCGCTTGCCATTCGCAGGCATCAAAGGTCAATCAGACAGCAAACCAGTTACTGTACAAGTTCCTTGTATGGAAATGTGGGGCGAGGCCTGCCCAATCTTGGCAGAAGTACGTCCTTGGTTCAAAGACCCTAACCTAGAAGAAATGGGTCGTAAGTATTGGAAAAAGCGTAGTTACTTGTTCCAAGGTTTTGTACATGAAAACCCAATCGGTGACGACAAAACTCCAGAGAATCCAATTCGTCGTTTCATCATTAGCCCACAGATCTTCAACTTGATCGCTAATGCACTGAAAGATCCTGAAATGGAAAACTTGCCAACAGACTATGAAGCAGGTTTGGACTTCAGCATCAAGAAGACCAGCAAAGGCGGTTATGCTGATTACAACACCAGCACATGGGCACGTAAAGAAACAGCATTGACAGCAGATGAAGCTGAAGCTATTGAAAAATATGGCTTGTATGATCTTTCTTCATTCTTGCCTAAAAAGCCAGGCGACGTTGAACTTCAAGTATTGAAAGAAATGTTTGAAGCGTCAGTTGACGGCCAACCATACGATCCAGATCGCTGGGCCAACTACTTCAAGCCAAGCGGCTTCCAAGGTGGTAGCGGCAGCACTGGTGCTGATGACGAAGTTAAAGCAACTCCAGTTGCACAACCAAAGCCAGCATTGGCAGCAGTTCCTAAGGCAGCTCCTGTAGCAGAAACTCCTTGGGAAGAAGATGAAGGTACAGCAGAAGCAACAGCTCCTGTAGCAACTCCATCCAAGCCAGCAAGCACTATGAAAGCCGAAGACATTTTGGCACAAATTCGTAGTCGTCAAAACAAACAATAATACTGTTTGTGTCATGGGGGTAGGGTTAGTCCCTACCCTTTTTTATTATCAAATATGTTGTCATTGCTAACTGAGTTTTTTTCTAATAGAGTTGAGATACTGGAACGAATCAAACAAGAAACACAATTTGTTGAACACTTGTCAAATTACAGCAACCTATTAAGTTTGTATCATGATTTCCTACATTGATCCCATACTGTTTCCAGACCAATGCCATGTCTATGAAATTGCACAAGGTAGATATGTCTACTCCATTTATAAAAATGGCAGCAGCAGTTTAGCAGCCACAGGCAGACAGATCAACTATAGAGAATTAGAACAAATACACACCGTGGAAGTTTTCCTGCGTGATCCTTTTGAGCGTTATGTGTCAGGTGTACAGACCTATCTGCGTAATCTGGATCCTGCACAAGACCGAGCAACCGTATTGTCTATGATTAACGAGTTTTTGTTTTTGAATAGACACTTTACACTACAGTTCCATTGGCTAATGAACTTGGCAAGGCACAGTAGTGCCTGGATGCACTTCCGTTCCATGGATGAATTAAGTACTACCACAGAGCATGTGCTAAATGCGTTGGAACGTGATCAAACATTGATCGAGTATTTTGCCAACAACCGCAAACTACAATTTTATCTACAGCTTGATAAAATTGTCTACGAAAAATTTATGGGCAAAACTGTACCTTTTAGACAAGTAGTACAGTATATCAAAAGTCATGAATCTTATCTGTATAATGAAATAATTCAACGGAGCCAAGACCTGTGCAATGTCCTAGACTAGATCATTTTGTTAGACTAAACGCCAATGGTACAGTGAGTCGATGTGGACATATGGTTGATGCACCGCAGTTTGGCACACTTGACGAAATGAACTCCAGTGCTTGGCTTGCTGATATCAGACAACAAACATGGCCAAGGGAATGCCAACGTTGTGAGCAAACTGAAGTTATCACAGGTGCCAGTATTAGACTCAATGCCATTGATTTTGATCGACGACAAACACAAGCCAATTATTTGACAGTTGGCGGGGTAATGGACAATGTCTGCAACAGCGCATGTCTAAGTTGCAATGAGCAGTTGAGTACAAAGATTGGTAGTTTAAAATCCAAACAGTATCCTATTGTAGACAACAGCGGAGCATTTTGGCGTTTACCATTAGAACGTGTAGTACACTTAGACATCAATGGCGGCGAGCCCAGTGCCAGTAAAAACTATCGTCATTTACTACGTAACATACCCGGCAATGTTCGCAGCATACGCATCAATACCAACTGCGGATTAGTAATCAATGAACTAGAAGATTTGTTGGCACGTGGTATTGATGTAACTGTAACTGTGAGTCTTGACGGGATAGGCAAGGTACATGACCGTGTGCGTTGGCCCATTAAATGGGATCGTTTTGTAGAAAATCTCATGACGTACAAAGCAATGAATCTAACTCAGTTAAATACATGGACTACACTGAGTGTACTAAACATTGGCGACTTTGAAAATATTCAACAGTTTGTACAGCAACATGATCTGCTACACAGTTGGGCATTTTTAAAACAACCAGCAGTATTAGATGTCAAGTATTCAAACAATCTAACCATACCTTATCGTGATTTATTCCCCAATCAAGTTGCAGTAGCTGTAAACAATCAAACTGAGTTAGATACATTTTTGCATGAACAATATACATTAAGGGGTATAGATGTCTAAAGCATTTGTAAAATTAGATTGCGATAACATGCCCACAATATCCAATGAGATCTATGGCTATTTACAAGCACATACAGATTTACTGGATGATATCAAATATGGCTGGCACTTTATTGACTGCAAACAACTGTTACAGCACAGCCAGCATTTGGTTGAATTTTTCAAGAGCTATAAATTGGCACCAAGACACGCAGCCATAACCATTGTAGCTGATGATAGTCATTTGCCTCCACACATAGACGAATTACCTGTTGTGGCTAAGGTTAATATGCCAGTAGTCAACACACAAGGTTGGGCTAACCGTTGGTACGTGGACGGTGTATTGATTGATGAATTGTTGGATTTGGACAAGCCCATAGTATTCAACTCGCAAATTGCACACAGCGTAGAAAAGACTACTGCTACACAGGTTCCTAGAATTATAGCCAGTTTCACTTTCCACAATGAACCTTTGGACTTACTAAAATGAAAATAGCAATTACTGGTGGCACTGCGGGCATAGGACAAGCACTGGGTGATCTGTATCTACAAGATGGACATGAGGTTGTACGCTTGAGTAGACGCACAGGTCACAATATTCGTGTGACTCCCAAAACAGCAGATGCCATTGAACCCTGCGATGTGTTTATTAACAATGCACAAGTGGGCTTTGCACAAACAGAATTGTTGTTTGAAATGTCACGACGTTGGAAGGGCACAGGCAAGCGTATCATATCCATTGGTACCATGATGACCATGGAACCAACTTGCACCATGCAGGGTATGAGTGAATACTACGTACAAAAGACAGCATTGGATGCAGCAGTACGTGAACTAAGAGCACAACGTCTTGGCATTTACTTTGTCATGGTGCGTCCCGGCAATATCGCAACCAGTGCAGATAAAACTGTACCGCCAGCAACAGACTTAACTGAATGGAGTCGTTGCGTATACAACCTGTTGGAGCACACAGGCAACATCATCATACCCGAGATCAACATAGGATGACACCCAAAGACATACTGACCAACCCTACATTTTGTCCCATGCCATGGACGGGACTGATGTACAATTATGATGGTCAAGTAAAGAACTGTATCAGAAGTTCACGTGCTATTGGCAACATAAAAAACGACAGCATACAAAACATATTGATGGGCAAAGAAAACATCAATAGACAACACAGTATCCTAAATCAAACTGCCGTGGATAGTTGCCAAGTCTGTTATAAACTGGAACACAAAAAGAGCTTTGACATCATAAGCGATAGAATCTTTTATATCAAGGAACTCAGACAGCTGCCCATGAATACATACGCTGAGGGCCAGCACGATCTACACACAGTGGATGTACGTTGGAGTAACCTGTGTAATTTTGCCTGTGTATATTGCAGCTCGGAATTTAGCAGTAAATGGGCCAGTGAACTAGACCAACACACACCGCAACCCAATGATGAACAAAAGACAGCATTTAAAAATTACATATTGGAAAATGCACATCAACTCAAGCATGTTTATTTGGCAGGCGGCGAGCCATTGCTAATGAAAGAAAATTTGGAACTGCTGGAGCTGCTACACCCCGACACTACAATCAGAGTAAACACAAATCTTAGCCAAACTGATACACGAGTATTTGAACGCATTTGTGAATTCAAAAATGTACATTGGACAGTAAGTGCAGAGACCATGGGCACGGAATATGAATACATACGTCACGGCGGCACTTGGTCTGTGTTTTTAGACAACCTAAACAAAATACAAACACTGGGTCACAAAGTAACCTTTAATATGCTGTACTTTTTACTCAACTACCAAAGCATGTTTGACTTTGTTGATTACTTTACCAATCTGGGCTATCATCCAAACAGCTTTGTTATTGGCGCACTACTAGATCCTGTTTACCTAAATATTAGGCATTTGCCACAAGACTGCTTACAATACGTAAAACATGAACTTGAAAATCGTATTGAGCAGCAGCCCGGATTTCTGTTGGAAAATAGCTACAGGAATTTATTGAGATATATACAACTGCCCTTTAAGGCAGATTTAACGGATTCATTTCAACAACTTGCTCTACTGGATGCAAGACGAGGATTGGATAGCTCTACAATTTTTAAAAACTTATACACACTAAAGGAAACACATTATGGCAACTAAACCATTTGACGTAAGCAAATTTCGTAAATCAAT